CTAAAAAATAAAAGCATCTTATTATAATAAGGTGCTTTTTTAATATAAAAATAGCCGGTAGATTAGGCGTAAAACAGTCAGCACATGAGAGCAACCTCGTAAAAAGCGTAGTGAAAGGAGCAACATGAAAAGAAAATTTTTAGAAGACATGGGTCTTACAAAGGAACAAATAGACAGTATTATGGCGGAAAACGGTAATGATATTGAAGCGGCAAAAAGTGAAGTAGAACAGGTTAAAACTGAACTTGAGCAGACAAAGACACAGCTACAGGAAGCTAATACAACCATAGAAAGCTTTAAGGACTATGACCAAGTAAAGGCACAAGTAGAAGACTATAAGAAGAAATATGAAGACTCTAAAGCAGAATATGAAGGTAAGATTGCAGATATGCAATTTGATTCTACACTTGAAGCTGCTATAAATGCAGCAGGAGGAAGAAGTGCGAAAGCTGTAAGAGCCTTACTTGATGTAGATGCACTTAAGTCAAGTAAAGATAGAACCACTGACATTAAGACAGCTCTTGAAACTTGTCAAAAGGAGAATTCGTATCTGTTTGGTAGTGGTGAACCTATCAATAACCCTGTTGCATCTACCGGTGGTGGCACTGTGGGCATGGATGCAAGTACTATTTCACTAAGAGCTGCCATGGGACTCAGTACAGAAGATAAGAAGTAAGAAAGGAATAAAGGAATAAAGGAATATGGCAAATAACATTACATTAGCAAAAAATTACACAGACCTACTTGACGAGGTCTACAAGAATGCGTCAGTCACAGCAGACCTAACCAGTGACGCATCAATGATGAGAGCTGGAGCAAATGCGAAGGAAATCTTGTATCCACAGGTTTCTGTATCGGGTCTCGGAGATTATGACAGAAACAGCGGATACACAAACGGATCTGTAAATGTTGTGTGGAAGACTGCAACATTCAATTACGACAGAGGTACAAAGATATCTGTTGATACTATGGACGATCAGGAGACATTTAACATTGCGTTCGGTATGGCAGGGGCAACACTCCAGAGGGAGAAGGTAGCACCTGAAGCGGATGCATTTGTATTTGCTACACTTGCCGGTCTTACAGGAATATCAAAGGCAACACCTGCAACATACGCAAATGCATCGGATTTCTTGTTGGCACTTATAGAGGCAAAGAATAAGATGGATGAGGATGAAGTCCCACTCGATAACAGGATTTTGTACGCAACTCCAACATTGTTAAACGGTGTTATGTCCCTTGACACTACAAAGTCAAGAGAGATATTGGACACTTTTATGGTAAAGAAGGCAGTACCACAGTCAAGATTCTATACAGTTATAGAGCTGCTTGACGGAAAGAGTTCAGGCGAGGAGCTTGGTCACTACAAGAAGGCCACAACAGGTAAGGACATTAACTTTATGATTGTGCATAAGCCGGCTATCATTAAGTTCGATAAGCATATCGCTTCAGATGTTATAGCACCTGAAAACAACCCGAATGCTGATTCTTACATTTCAAAATATCGTAAGTACGGCCTTGTTGACGCATACAAGAATAAGGTTGCAGGAATCTATTTGAGCCATAAGGCATAAGGTATAAGAAAGGAGCAAGGAATGAGAGAAGTCGGAATGGGCGTAAGTACAGAGGCGAAGGCTGAGGATATTATTGAGACACTTAAGTCGGAGAATGAAGCTTTGAAGTCGGAGAATGAAGCTTTGAAGTCAGAGGTTGCAAAGGCTAAGAAGGTAAAGGAATAGAGGTGAGGCACTGATGGGAATATATGCAGATAATAACTTTTATACAGATGAATATTTGCAGGGTAAGGATCCAGCCATTAGTGCCGGATTCAATTACTATGCAAGAGGTGCAAGTAAAATAATAGACTTATTTACATTTGGAAGACTTGAAGGGGTAGAAGATATTCAAAAAGATATAAAGTTTTGCTGTTGTGAGTTAGCTGAGCTAATATTTGAAAATGAAGCACAGTCAAGAGATACAGGGAATAAGACATCTGAGCGAATCGGATCCTACTCTGTAGGTTTTTCAAGTAAAGCAGATAGTGAAGAGGCTTTTAAGTCAAAACAGTATGATATTGTGATTAAATGGCTAGGCGATACAGGTCTTTGCTATAGGGGGCTGTAATATGTTTACTAATACAGACATCACATTGTACTTATGCACTAAAGAAGGAAAGCTTGAAAAGATTACAAGACAGGTAGTAAAAAATGTTTACTGGGAAGATGTAGAACATTCTACATTCATTAAAACAGGGCAAAGAGGTAGTTGCACAGCATTAGTTATGATACCTCTCAGCAGCCTTAGAAAAGCTATTAACTTTACAAAGGGCAAGGATTTAATGGTTAAGGGCGCTATTGATTTTGAGTTTGATAATACTTCTCAGGCTACCGTTTCAGAAGGTATAGCTAAGCTAAAGACAAATCACAAAGCATTAACGCTTGTATCGGTAGACGAAAGGTTGTATGGCAGTAAGTCGGTGCAACATTATGAATTGACCGGTAAGTAGGGGGTGGTAATTTGATTAATGGAAGTTTTAATATAAAACCTACAGAATTATTATTAACTCAAAAAGGACTTAACAGGATGGGAGAGGTACAAAAGGTAGTTGATTCTGAATGTATGAGGTATATGGAACCGTATATGCCCAAAAGAACAGGGGCATTGATAAACAGTATGTTACTATCAACTGTTATAGGTTCAGGAGAAATAAATATAAAAACCAAGTATGCACATTATATGCACGAAGGAATAGTTTATGTATCTCCTACAACCGGAAGTCCTTTTGCTAAAAGGAATGAGGTCAAGGTACCTACAACAAGGAAACTTACTTACATAGGTGCACCGATGAGAGGGAGGAAGTTCTTTGATCGCATGAAGGCAGACCATAGAAATGACATTCTAAAAGCAGCACAAAAAGTGTTGAATGGAGTAATATGACGATTATAGATTTTATGAGAGAGAAACTCACATCTTATCCTAAGATATCGGAGTTTCTTATAAACAGTGATATCCATATAGATTTTACAGAACCGGAGCCTACTAATTATGGTCTATCCAGCAATGGTGATAGAATGCTTAAGAAAGATTTACTGGGAGTTCAAACAAGAAGACACAACTTTGTTCTGTATGCCATAGGACAGTCAATTACTGATTACAACAGACTTGCTAACAGTAATTTTCTTTACGAACTTGCCCATTGGCTGGAACATCTTCCGGAAGAAGAGTTTACCATGGATGTTAATGGAAAAGATGTAAAAACTACTTTTATAGAAGCCACTACGGAAAATGCAATGAACATGGGATTAATGGGTGAAACAATTAATGACGGTATTATGTATCAGATACAGATATATGCTATTTATAAAATAGAAAGTGAGGATTAAGGATGGCAGTAACAGGAAAAATAAAGCGTAAGTTTATGGCTAATTTCATAGACTCAGCTACAAGCGGAACGGCAGCCTATGTAAGGTTAGGAACTGACCTTGAGGAATACAATGTTGAGATGAATGCAAATGTTGAAACTAAGAATAATATTCTTGGAGAAACATCAGTAAGCATAGACAGCTATCAGCCACAAGCTTCAGTAGAACCGTATTATGCGGTTGTGGGAGATCCGCTTTTTGCGAGACTGCAAAAGATTGTAGATGAAAGGCAGACACTTGATGATCTTAAGACAAGTGTTGTAGAAGTTCATCTATGGGAAGATGCGGGTGCAGCGGATACCTATGTGGCATATAAAGAAGATGCAATGATTGAAATATCAAGCTATGGTGGTGATACCACAGGTTATCAAATACCGTTCAATGTGCATCTTACAGGAAATAGAGTAAAAGGTAAATTTGTACTTGCAACAAAGACATTTACAGCAGATTAATAAGGGGTATGCAAATGAAAAATTTATCATTTAATGATGGGAAAGAAAGTTTTAAAATTAATAATGATCCTAACAGAGTTATAAGATTTAATCCGGCAGATCCTGAAATTATTAACAGAATATTAGATGTACAGAAAGATTTTAAGGAATACACGATAGACGAAAGTGTAGAACTTAACCCTGACGGCACACCAAAATCAGGGCTTGAAAAAGAAGGTGCCTATGTGGCAGAACTTACAAAAACTATGAGGAAAATTTTCAACGGAATTTTCAATGCTGAGGTATATGACATCATTTTTGATGGACAATCCCCTTTTTGTATAGTTGGGCAAAAGTACTTATTTGAAGAGGTTCTTGACGGATTAATAAGTATAATGCAGCCGGCTATTGATCAATATACTAAAGACAGTGATAAGAAGATGGGGGCATATCTAAAGGACATAGAGTAATGATTGGCAGACTACCTACAAATATTATGATAAATGGCAAGGAGTATGATATTGAAACCGATTACAGGAACATACTCCTTGCTTTAGTTGCATTTGAGGATGCCGATCTAAGTGATTTAGAAAAGCTTTATATACTGATGCGTAGAATTTTGAGATCTAATCTTGATTTAATATCAAATGATGAGCTTGAATATGCTCTAATAGAAGTTAAGAAGTTCATTAATTGTGGGAAATATGAAAGTAAAAAAGGTATTTCAAAAAAGCTTATTGATTGGGAACAGGATGAAACACTTATATTTTCGGCAATAAACAAGATAGCAGGAAAAGAAATCAGACACATAGACTATATGCATTGGTGGACCTTTATGGGATACTTTATGGAAATAGAAGAAGGTATTTTTTCCACCGTACTTGGCATTAGACAAAAAAGGGCTAAGGGCAAGAAACTTGAGAAATGGGAACAAGAGTTTTATGCAAATAATAAGGA